CATGAACTGAGATTTCAATGAAGGATTTAATGGATTTGTTCCTGCATCTTGAACTCTACTTGGATAAATTCTAAATTCGTAATTATTTTCTTTCGATTTTGCCATTCCAAATTTTAACATTTGCTCGTGATTTTTTCCAGGAGGATTAAATCTACCTAGAACAATCACGATACCTTTCAACTCCCCGTCTTTACTTTGAGGTTGTTGTGGTTGAGTTTGTGGTTGTTGAATTTGTTTTTGTGTACTTTGTTGTTCTTTAGGACCTTTGCCCTCACGACCAGAAAATATTTTAAGCTCTCCACCTATAGTTTTTGCTACGAGCTTTCCTGCATTATCGTAATAGTCTCCGTGACCGCTACTCTTCCATCCCCGATTTTTTGCTTCGGTGGAAGCTTGAGTTTCTCGCGCTTCAATTATAAATTGGCTAAATCTCTTCATTTATTACGCTTTTGTAAATATTTATCTAACCATCAACATAAGCATTTTTGGGGTCATATGCGTGTCGTCTATTTGCAAAATGAATGCTAAGCCCTCGGTATGGAGAAAGTCCTGATGAGGTCCTTCCATCGGCATTTGATTTTATGATTAAAAACACATCAGGTTGCATTCTAGATAGCTCAGATGGAATTCCATTTTTATAAACTTTTTCAGCGGAAACCTGAAGTATCATCTTATTATCAGTTTTTTTATCTTCTTTTCTGTAATTTCCACCACTAATTATAATATAGTTAACTCCAGTTACACCACCAAAACAAAATTTCTGAACTTCGTCAATTGTAGCCGGAACCCGTATTCCACCAACACCATTATCAAAAACTGTCAATCCTACCGATGATGGTTTTATAGTAACTTTACCACTATTAATAGCATTATTTAATATAGTCAAAGGTCTTGGCGTATAAGTAGCTGCACTACTCCAAAATGAAAAATTACTTTGTTTTAATGAAAGTTTAACTTTAGGTTTATTTCTAACGCTAACATCAATATCAGATTTTCCTAAAGCTTGTCCTACTTTCTCTACTCCAGTGATGGGACCAATTGATGCCTTTATTCCAGAACTATCATATAAGTTCATTGTCAAATTATGGTATAGATTAAAAATACTATCTGGTATTTCTAAAGATTCTTTAAGTTCTTTCAGTTCACCCAATCCATCCAATATCATAGATTTAAAATATAACTCATATGCTTCACCTGGTCTCAATACTTTAGGGAGTTTAAATTTAGAATTATGAAGTTCAACTTTAATTGAATTATATAAATTGACATTTATACTAGCAACACTTTCAGATATTGATTTTTTATAAGTATTATTGGGATATGTCTTAGTAAATAAATTATATAAATTATTATATACTCCCATAGAATTACTCAGATTATTTGGATGTATAAAAATAGTATTTCTAACTTGATTTATTCTTACATCTGAAGTATTGAGTTTAACAAAATTAAATATTTTATATATGTCTAAAGTTTGTTGAGATGGACTACTTGTATATGGCATATATTCTCAATATTTTTAGATATTTATGAAAAAACCTCCCGAAGGAGGTAGTTATTATAATATATGCTTTTCCAGTTCTTTATCTAAATTCCACATAACCTCACGAAGTCTTATAATTCTTTCTGGAGCATACTCTTTACTATATCCAGCAGTAGCACTATCAAGAACCTGAAGAACCTCAAGAGAAGTTCTTACATCCATTTTAATTGTTACTTGGTTTTCTTTAGTCATTTAGATATCTCCTTCAACACGATTTTCTGAACGATGAACGCTAAATGTACCTTCAGGATAACGAGCACTTAATTTTTCATAGTTAATTTGCATAATTTCTTCAAAGGAAGTATCCATAGCAATACAAAATTGTCCGATGTAATACAAAACATCTCCCAACTCTTTGGTAAGATGGACCTTCGCATCATAAGTAAAAGGCTTTCCTTGCAATAGACATTTCTTAATAATCTCAACTGCTTCTCCCATTTCAGCAGAAGCACCTAGAGCAAATGTAAGAAGATGAGTTAGTTTTACACCTTCATCATCAAGTTCTTTCATTCTTTCAATAAGTTTATTAAAATCACTACTTGCAGGACTAGTAGTTTGACGAACGAATTCAATATATTTGTTTGTATCAATAACTTGGGTCATATTAATATTTAAATTTAGAAAATTTTTCTTTTTTTGATTTATCATCTTCATAATTATAAGGCTCATCTAATGCTTCGTCAAGTGCTTCTACTTGTGCGTTTTGTTCTACATCATAAAGCCTCATCTTATTTCGATCTATTCCAACTACAAATCGTTTGTACTTAGATACATCATTATCCCTATTACGAATTTGTTTAAACATAAGTTGACCTAGGTTATCCAACTCTTCAGTTTTAATCAATGCTACCGCAACGTCTGCAGTCATCATAGTACCAAAACTGTTTTTTGTTAGTATATTATTACAATAAAATAAGTTGTCTCCAGAAACTCCAATATTAACAGTTTCAAGTTCACCCATTTCTATAATTTCTACAATTTCATCATTATAATCTATAGTATTGTCACTTAATTTAATTTTTTCATTACGCTCTTCATCCAATTTGATTAATAAGTCTGTAAGTTCAAACAAATCTAAATTACTTAGTCCAGAAAAAATCATTTTCTCTGCCGTCTGCATACATTTTGTTTCAATTTTATTCATTTTGTATTAAATTTATCTCCAACTTTAAGTCCCAGATTAACTGATATTCTACCCATATTTGTTGGAAATATGTGGTCCTTACTAACTACAATCTCCTTACCACTTTTGGTTTTAATTTTAACACAATCTTTAAGTTTTCTATGATGAACTAACATTACAGTTTTATATCCATCTTGAGAAGTTATTTGGTCCCCAATAGATACCTCTCCAATTTTTTTAATTTCTCCATCTTTGAGTTGAACTTCTTCATTGATGTAGATACATTCAGAAACATCAGTCATATCTGGGTCTGAAGAAGTTGCCCCAGACCTACCACTTTGAGTTGCACTTACAATAGGAACATTATGTTCTACTGCAAGTGCTCTCATTTCTTCAATGACACTCTTAATATAAGTATAAGAGTTTACATTAGAGTTTTTCTTATATCTATTAGAAGCACAAATATTTAAATAATCAATAAAGATTACATCAGGATGAAAATGTTTTTTGAGTGCAAGTTCATTAAGTAGACCTTTAAAATGTCCTACGTGAGCGGAAGAAGTTGGATATTCTTTAATAATTAGCTTTCCTTGTGTTTTTTGAGCTAACTTTACAATTTTATTTTCGAATTTTTCTTTTGATAATTTATCTAACTCACTGATATTAACATTTAGTAAATTTGCATCAATTCGCTGAGCTATCTTTTCTTCAGCCATTTCCATACTGATATACAAAACATTTTTATTCTGCGCTAAAAATGAAGCAGCAAAAGAACACATTGTTAAAGATTTACCAGCATTTGGTGGGGACATAATCAAAAACACAGTCTTTTTTGACAATCCTCCACCAGTAATTTTATTGAAATAATCTAAATCAAATGGAAGCTTTTCTTCCTGCCTGTTGTAATAGTCATATCGCCTTTCATAATCTTCAATCAAATCGTGGCCGATATGTTCGTCAAAAGAAACGGAAAGAGCTTCTTGTAGGATAGTTGGTATTGCATCTCTACCTTTAGTATCATCTCCACCATCAGCAATTTTAATACTCTCCATTAGTGCAAGATATATTGCACGGTCTCTACACCACTTTTCTGTGGTGTCAATTAACCAAGCTAAATCTACATAAGTATCATCTAAATTTTTAATATAATCACATATGGTATTATATCCATCTTGATTAATATCAGTTCTTTTTTCAGTTTCAATTAATAAAATTTCCTTTGTTGCTAGATCTTCATATGAAACAATAAACTTACTTATTTCTTCGAATAATATTTTTTCGTGAGAACTATCAAAATATTCTGGGTCTATGAAAGGTAATACTTTTCTGCAGTAATCATTATTAAATAGTAGATTTCTTAGTATAGTAGTTTCTACTTTTTCCGTCATTTGTAATGTAAATAAGTTTGTAATGTATATTTTGGAATATCAATTGGAGCAAGTTCCTGATGTGGAAAAAGCCAAAATGGTGGATATATCAATAGCTTACCTACTTCAGGTTGAATAGTCAAATCTAAGAAATTTGTTTGTCCCCCTGTGGTATTATTCAAATAAAAATTAAAACAAAGAAATCTTCTTGCATCTTCATAAGATTTTACATCTATAAACGCATCTACATTGATTTCGTCATCAGGAGAAACTTTTTTGATTATAAATTTTTCAAATGAATTCATTTCTGGAAATACTTTTCCATAACAATACTTATAATATTCATTGCGACTATTAATAACTATTTTAAGAACTTCAGTATGAATACTTAGTATTTCTTCACTAATATCTTTTATATCAGTTAAATTTACTTCATCAGTTTCATTTGAATATTCTTCAAATAAATTGATTAATATGTCGCAACTATTTGAATTTAATTTATCGTTATGAATATGAATAAAGTCAGTTAGTTCCGCCATATGAAAACTCCTTAGTAGCTGCAATGTCAAGTTGTTTCATTATATCTTCAGTAAAGAACCTTTCAGGTTCCGCGTATATGGTTTTCCCATAATGAAGACCTTCTGGGGTTTCATACCTTGTTCCTACTTTTTTAAATACTTCAAACTTTTCTGCAAGGTCCAATAGTCCATAATACTTATCTAATCCTCTTTCATCATAATAAAGACGTATTTCTGCATCTTTATTTTCTTTACTTAGTCTAGACTTAAATGTTTTTGCTTTAATAATATTCCCAACTACTTCAGTCCCATCTTTTTCTTTAGATTTAGAAAGTTCAATAATTGTAGATGCAGCATACTGCAATCCGGAATTATGAGTGACTACCCCATTTTCAAGAATATAATTTTCATATTTATCCACAGTGATATCAAAAACTTCACCGGAACCAATTCTTTTAATCGACTTTACTGTTTTGGTCTTCATAGGTATTTAATCTCCGTTATGTTATAATTTTTGTAAAATAGTCCAGTACCAATTTTAATCTATAGATAAAACTAAATCCTCTTCTTGTAAAT